GACGAGCGCGATCAGTCTTGGGATATTCGCATCATCAAGGGTGAGTTTACTGAGACTGTATTGCGTTTTGGGAACATTGCTTTCGACGGAGAAAATGATTGCTTAAACTTTAATTTTATGATAGTATCAACACCTGATACTGAATTGACAGAAGCGAACGTAGCCCTTCAAGATCGAGCCGCAGAAGTTCTTGCGTCTGTTCTTGAAGAAGCGGCGCAAACCGGTAGTTTACAATTAGGCAATCCCGACGATGACAGTGAAGATTGATTTAGAACAAACAATCATTCGAAACATTTTGACAAATGAACCTTACATGCGTAAGGTCATTCCTTTCATTAAGAAAGAATACTTCGAAGGTGTGTACCAACATCTGTTCACTGAGGTGACGAAGTTTGTTGGCAAATACAATAAGTTGCCGACGCTAGAATCTTTTAAGATTGAATTGGATCAGTCTGACAAATTGACTGACCAGATGTACACTCATGCCATGGACATTCTTCCTAACATCTTTGAGGTGAAAGAAGAGAATGATACGTGGCTATTAGATACAACAGAAAAGTGGTGTCAAGATCGTGCGGTCTATCGTGCTATCATGGAGTCGATTACAATCATCGACGGTAAGCATGAGAAGCTATCAAAGAACGCTCTGCCTGACATCCTACAGAATGCACTAGCCGTATCGTTCGACACGAACGTAGGTCATGACTACCTTGAAAACGTAGATGAACGATACGCCTTTTATCATGAGCAAGAAGAGCGCATCCCCTTCGATCTCGATTACTTCAATCGAATCACAAAGGGTGGACTGCCAAATAAGACGCTAAACATCGCCTTGGCAGGCACGGGTGTTGGTAAGTCATTGTTCATGTGTCACGTTGCGGCTAGTGCCCTATCGCAGGGTCGTAATGTCTTGTACATTACGATGGAGATGGCAGAGGAGCGCATTGCTGAACGCATTGACGCAAATCTGCTGAATGTGCCAATCGATCAGTTAGAGAACATGTCGCAGACAATGTTCACTGACCGTGTGCGTCAAATTGCGAATAGCACAAACGGTAAGCTGATCATCAAGGAGTACCCGACTGGACAGGCTCATAGCGGTCACTTCCGGGCGTTGCTGATGGAACTCAAACTGAAGAAAAAGTTTGTTCCCGAGTTAATCTTCATTGATTACTTGAACATCTGTGCATCGTCTAGAATGAAAGCCATGGGCGGTGCAATCAACTCTTATACTTATGTCAAGGCTATCGCAGAAGAAATACGCGGGCTTGCTGTAGAGTTTGATGTGCCTATTGTGTCAGCAACACAAACGACTCGGTCGGGGTATGGCAATTCTGATCCTGGACTAGAAGACACATCTGAGTCTTTCGGTCTTCCTGCAACGGCTGACCTGATGTTCGCCCTTGTGTCCAACGATGAGCTAAATAGTCTTGGACAGATAATGGTGAAACAGTTAAAGAATCGTTACAACGATCCTAACGTCGATAAGCGATTTGTAATTGGCGTAGATCGAAGTAAGATGAAACTATATGATGTAGATGAAACACAACAGAACCTTGTTGATGATGATATACCGGTTTTTGACAAATCGTCTTCGGGCGAAAAACTCAAGAACATAAAAATCTTCTAGGAGGTGCGTTATGGATCCCTACACTCATACTCTTATTGCAGTAGGGCTGATGTTTGGCTCGTATTGGGCTGGTAGACATCTTGGTTATAAAGACGGCTTGATCGATGTATGGTCTGCTTTGCTTACAGTCTTTGATGCTAAGTCTATCGTTATTAATGAAAATGAAGAACTGATTGTCACTGACAAAAACGGTGCCGAAAGAAAGGTGAATTGATGGCTATTGAATATAAGTTTCGTGAAGATGAGTTGATCCAAGAATTCAAAGACTACATTGACGCTACGTACAGCGGTCACTATGGTCATGGTGGATTCCAATCGAGTGAAGTAATTGTTGATCGTGGGCATGGTCTCGGTTTCTTTCTTGGCAACGTTGATAAATACAACGGTCGATATGGCAAGAAAGGTTCTTCAGACGACCATCGCAAAGACTTGATGAAGATTCTGCACTATGCACTTCTTGCACTGTACGAACATGACCGACTGAATCCTGTAGTGTCAATCAAGATGGATACCGATTGGCTCGATCATGCGCCTTCTAAAGATACTATCGGTCTAGGTCCACTCACAGTAGATACAATTTCGTATCCATCAATCAACATTGAGAGTGACGTGAAAGTGGACATCACTGATTATCCTGAGTATGATGTTAAATTCAACGTAGACGGACTCAAGGTATGACAGAAGACATTTTCGATTTTGGCTTTACAGCCGTAACTGAAGAAGAGTTGGAGATTGTTCAGAAATCTTCGACAGAAAAGGATGCGGTTGAAAGTCGGCTCGATAAGTTGTATAATGCTATTCAACCATTGTTGGATAATCTGAGAAAGAATCCAGAGAAGGACTATATCTATTGGCCCAATCGTCTGGATAAAGTCGATCAGTTTAGGGATTACATCGACGACATCTATACTGGAAAGTAAATGACATTTAACATGAAGGCCGCTAAGACGGCTGTAAGTGATACAATCGTAGCAACACCAATTAACTTAGTTCTCAACTACATACTTCTCAAAATGTTTCTACCTCTCAGTTTGACTGCGGAGTTGATGACTATAATCTTTACTTCCATATTTTTCGTTGTCGCTTGCGTCCGAAAATATTTTGTGATATCATTCTTTAATAGGAGAAATAAATGACTAGCCCCGTAAAAGTGCCTGACGTTGTATTCAAAACTCGGGTTCGTGATGATTCAATCCCCGGTGCAAATCCGTATCGATGGGAAGATGTGACCAGTGAAGACCTTTTCATGGGTAAGTCTGTGATCGTCTTTTCTCTTCCTGGTGCATTTACGCCGACTTGCTCTACGTATCAACTGCCCAACTTTGAGAAGTTGTATGGCGACTTCAAGCAGTACGGCGTTGATGATATCTACTGCATCTCGGTCAATGATGCGTTCGTGATGAATGCATGGGCTAAAGATCAGCGATTGGTCAATGTCAAAGTAATTCCTGATGGCTCTGGTGATTTCACTGAGCAGATGGGAATGCTTGTCGCCAAAGACAATCTAGGCTTTGGCAATCGTTCGTGGCGCTATGCGATGCATGTAATTGATGGCGTGATCGTTAAAATGTTCGAAGAACCAGGTCGCGAAGATAATTGCGAAACTGACCCATACGAGGTCACTTCTCCTGAAAACATTCTGTCTTACTTCGGAGGATAAAATGCAGAATCCAGAACAGTTCATTAATGCAGTAAAGCAAGGTGTTGTCACCGTTGTCTTCAAAAAGATCAACACCGACGAGATTCGTATCATGCCCTGTACGCTCAATGCTGAGATCGCAGGTAAAGAAATCGCGGTTCAAGACATGGATCCTAGCAGTAGCAACTTTGCTGTCTGGTGTCTTGACAAAGATGCATGGCGCTCGTTTCGTGTGAATACCGTAATTGAGTGGTACGAAGGCTATCCGAAAGAGGAGGCTGTTGCATGAGAGATAAGATCGTCGAAGTCGCAAAAGCGCATTTCGAAGCAAGCATTCACAAGCACCGAATGAATGCAGAACTCATTCTGGAGAATCCTGTGGCTGTCGCAGAACATCCAGATATGATGGAAACCCTTGAAACTGAACTAAGCAAGATGGCTGAATATCATGATCGACTGGAAATGCTTGAAACTTACTTTTAGCATCTTGGCGCTACTCACCGTGAGTGGGTGCGCCAATCTCCCTTGCTGGAACGTCTCTGTCAATGGCGGCGTTCCTGGCGTGGCTAACGGCAATGCCCGTGGTCAAATCTGCCCTCCACCCGCTCCAGAAAAAGAAGAGACTGGACAACGAAGCTTTCGACCCCCCGCTTAAGTCATTGATTTATAAGCTTATAACAAAAAAGTCTAAAAAAAGTTTAAAAAACCGTTGACGACCACCCAGATTCCTGCGATAATTACTATGTAATTTGAGATGAGAGGTTGTTTGTTATGGCGTATGTAAGTCAAGAAATGAAGAAGAAGTTGGCTCCCGGCATCAAGGCTGTACTCAAGAAGTACGGCATGAAGGGAACTCTTGCGGTTCAGCATCACAGCGGCTTAGTCTGCAACATCAAGAGCGGTAAGCTTGATGTTCTTGGTGCCCTTGAAGGTGGTAACGAGTTTGATCGAGACTACATTCAGGTCAACCCTTACTGGATCGAAGAGAACTACAACTGTCCTAAAGTTGTTGCATTTTTGAGCGAACTCAAAGCCGCTCTTGAGGGTCCTGACTTCTTCTGCAACGATGACATTATGACTGACTATTTTCACAGAAGTCACTATGTCTACATCAACGTTGGTCAGTTTGGCAAACCTTACGTTCTGGAGGCTTAATTATGTTGAAGTATGAAAACACTGCTGAGATCGGTGACGTTATCAAAGCGTTTGACTTTGAACCTATCGAGGGTCGTCACGAGCACTTTATTGTTGGTCGTGTCATCAAGAAGGGTACTGTGATTCACCCTCTCCATAAGTTTCCGATGTTCGAAGGATTTCACATCGAGATCACAGGCGCTGACACGGACGATGATTCGCGAATCGGTGACATCGGCTACGTTCCCTTCGAAACTACTTTCGACTACGATGGTCGTGTTCAGGTGATTTCGTAATGCATGACGCTCTAATCTACATGGTGACTTACGAAGGTCAATGGAACGGCAAGACCGGTGAGTCACCTTATACTTGGATCGAGTATTCTTGGTCTGCCGCAGAGTCGTTGAAGCAAGAACTTGAAGATCGTTATCCTGATCGGGTTTGGTCTATCGTTGAAAAGGACGTGTCATGAGTTACGAAGAATTCAGGTCACTATATAAAAAGCTAGTGACGGAACTGTTGACTGACACCAGTCCAAAAGTTCCAAAAATGATTTATTCAAAGCAGTCGTTAGAAATCTGCGAACGTTTGTCTGATCTGTGCGAGGAGTATCCAGAATATGAAGAAAGGGTCGATAGCGAAACTTGGGGAGAGATTAATGGACGCGCTGTCGGATATTGACTACCGACGTGCGTTTAAGTTATCATTGATAGTTGTTCCAGTGTTGATCTGGGACATTTTTTATTTGGTCGTAGAAAAGTTCTATGACCTCTGCACTTACATCGACGATGTGGGTGGCAGTTATCTTGAAAAATTTATGGAGAAGTGAATGCCACGCATCGTTGTTACTGGTCTAGGTCCTGTTGGTACCGCTGTTGGTACTGCCCTAGCAAATCATCCAGACATTGACCTGTTCTTTGATGATCCCGCTAAGGGTTCTAATTTTCCATTCGACATGGTTGACACTGTTGATGGTGTTGTTGTCTGTGTTGCTACGCCCATGGGCGAAGACGGTTCATGTTATACTGATAACATCGTTGATGTTTTCAATAAGTATCGTGACACTAAGTACCTGATCAAGTCGACCACGAATCCCGTTTTTCTGCGTGAGTTTGATCATCTGGACATCACGTTCAGCCCTGAGTATCTGCGTGGCACAACTGGTTCAGATCCGACGCAAGAGTTTATTGATTCAGAGTTTGCGATCTATGGTGGCGGTTCTATGCGCTGGTGGCACGAGATATTCGCACCCGTTTTGCCTAATCTGAAGAACGTGCGATACATGACTGCTGAACAAGCCTCGTTTGCAAAGTACTTTTTGAATTGCTTCCTTGCAACCAAAGTGACGTTCTTTAATCAGGCTTATGAGATTTTTCAAGCATGTGGCGGTCAAGACTTCGACGTTGTGATCGATGGTCTCTGCCTTGATCCACGTGTCGGTCGCTCGCACACTGCTGTTCCTGGTCCTGATGGAATGTTTGGTTATGGCGGACACTGTTTTCCGAAAGACATGTCTGCGTTCATGAAGTTTGGTGAAGAAGCGGGTGCTGATGTGCAGTTCTTAAAGGATACTATCGATGCAAATACCAGATACCGCTCGTAGCTATACGCTTGATGTGCAGGAAGATTCAGATGGTCAATATCTGATCTTTCCTGACGAAGAGATGGAGTTGCTTGGCTGGAAAGAAGGCGACGATATCGAATGGATAGACAATGGTAATGGGTCTTGGACTCTGAGGAAAAAAGAAATGCAGAAAGTGATGATCGAACTTGAAGACGAACAGGTCGATGCCATCGTTATTCAAGAATTAAAAAATGCGATTGCGTCATTTGAGCAAAGCATTGAAGAGCGCAGTAACGGTGAAGGTCTTGCTTGGTACGACAGTGATCCGGTTAAAGATGTGAATTATCTTGTTGACCAGGTTCGTGCGTTCATGACCGTACTTGAATATTACGGAGTGCCCGGTGAAGATTTTAATCGAAAAGTGTAGCGATCCCTCTCGTTGGTATGCAGACAAGGTTGGTCAATACGTTCCCTTTCTAGAAGATTGTGGCAACGAATATAAGTCTTTGCAAGATCCCGATCCACAGATGAGCGGTCATCGCTTCATCAATTTCGTTTTGAAAACAGATTGTGTGCTAGTGGAGAGTTCTGATGATTGATAAAAGTTATGTTGAGATTGATGCCTCTTCTTGGTTGACCAGCGATGGATATGTTGAGGTTGGTGTGTATCTTGGCGAGGGTGCTTGTGAGCCTTGTCATATCGATAAGGTAAGTCTTCTCGACTTGATCGACAAAGACCTTCAAAGTTATACTGTTTCTTTCTCAGACCAGATCGTTGAAGGTCATTTCGAAGATGTTGAGGAGCTTCTCAAGAGTCTGAAAAAAGCATACAAGTATGCCAAGAAACGTGCCAAGGAACTGGGTTATGAAAATTGAAGTGATTTCAGTAGACGAAGAAACCGGTAAAGTAGAGTTAGACCTCGACGAAGAAGCACGAGTGTGGTTAATAGAAGTCGGGTTCAATAAAGTTCTGCGTGATGCGATAGAGGCGAGTAATGAGCGTCAGAAGTCTGTGGGTAGGCGACTAATGGACAAATATTCCGGAGCACTCTCTGGTATTGAGGCGAGTGATGATTAAACCAGCACTAGATAAACCTTACATTACATTAATTTGTAATCCTTACGAGTATGAGTCGTCAACGAACACACGAGTAACAATTGATGTAATGGAAAAAGATTTGAGTCGAGATGATATGATTGGAGTCCTAGAAGACTTTATGAAAGTAATAGGCTATCATTTTGATGAAGGTGAGCATTTAGGAATTGAATGGGAGTAGTAAATGAAAGCAGGTAAGATATGGGGTAACACGGAACTCATCGAGCATAATAGTACGTTTGAGTTTCATCGAATTGAGTTTATGGCAAATCATTGCTGTAGCGAACACTATCATAAGACCAAGTGGAATGGTTTTTACGTTGAATCTGGTGTT